CCCCCGACGACGCCCAGCTGGCCATTCAGGCCTGGAACCTGATGGACGGCGAAATCAACTGGACTGCGATGGACTTCATCTGCGAGCTGCTCGGCATCACCGATGTCGAGCGCTTGCTGGTGCAGCTCGTCTGCATTCGCGACAAAGACAAACCGAACCCATGAGCAATCCGGTCATCACCGTCAGCGGTCTGCGCGAGGTGCAAAAGAGCCTCTACGCCTACAGCCAGCAGCTCGGCGATCGCGTCGTGCGCGGCGCCCTGCGCCAGGGCGCCAACTACGTCCTGCGCGGCATCCGCGAGATGGTGCCGGTAAAGACCGGCCTGCTCAAGCGTCGCGGCTTTCGCGTGGCGAATTCGCGCATCCACAACGGTCGCCTGTCCTCCAGCCTGATCGGCATCTACATCGGACTGCGCAAGGGCAAGAGCGATCCCTTCTATGGCCGCTTCCAGAACGATGGCTTTCGCGCCGGCAGCACCAAGGTGCCCGGCAAGGGCTTCGTCGAACGCGCCTTCAATGAGCGCAAGCAAGCCGCCGTGCAGCTGATTGTGCAGTCCGCCGAAGCCGGCGCCGACGTCGTCAAACGCAAATTGGGGATGAAATAGCCATGAGCACCGGCGTCACCGTCGACTTCAACGCGAATCTGGCGCGATTTACCAGCGGCATCGACAAGGCCATCAACGACCTGAATCGTTTCCAGTCCAATGCGGACCGCATCAGCGGAAACATCACCAAGGCCTTCGGCGCACTTGGTGTCGGCTTGAGTGTCGGCGGCTTTGCCGCCTTCATTAAGAGCAGCATCGACGTTCAGGATCATCTGCTCGACCTGTCGAAAACCACGCGCCTGACGGTCGAACAACTGTCGGGCCTCGCCTCGGCCGCGAAGAAGTCGGGCAGCGATCTCGACGGCACGGCCAAGTCCATCAACAAGCTCGCGGTCGAGATGGGCAAGGATGGCGAGAAATTCAAGGCGCTCGGTATTTCCGCCAAGGATCCGCTGGAAGCGTTCGGTCAGCTCGCCGATGTAATGAACGCCATCGATGACCCGCAAAAGCGGGCGGCGGTCGGCGCCGTCGCGCTGGGCAAGGGATGGGAATCCGCCGCACCGCTGCTGGCCGAGGGTAGCAAGGCCATCAAAGAGATGATCGACCGCGGCACAGCGCTGTCGAAGGTCACCACCGAAAGCGCCAAGCGCGCCGACGAATTCAACGACAAATGGGAAGATCTGAAGACCATCGCCGGCGGCTGGGGCGTGGCCATCGCCGATCCCATCGTGGCCGGCATCCTCAAGATTCAAAACGCCCTGAGCCTGGAGATCGATAAAAAGCCCGGCTCGATCGCGCATTTTCTTGGCCAGCGCAGCCAGGGTTACAGCGGCCCCAAAGATGCGCTCGGCTTACCCACCTTGGCGCCGACTCCAGTTGCTGCGGCACCCGTCAAGCCAAGCGCCGCTGCCGTCAAAAAATTCATCGGGGGCGAAGGCGGCAAGACCGACCTGCAACGCATGATCGAGCTGGGGCAAAAGAACCTGGCAGGCAGCATCGATAGCGAGGAAGAAATGCGCATCCTCGCCGAAAAGCGCGCCATGCAGGACACCCGCGAAGAATTCGCAGCCCTGCAACGCATGCTCAAGGTCGGTGAGCAGAACGAGCTGGCGGCCTACTACGACACCGCCGGCGAGGAAACCATGCGCCTGGTGGCCGAGCAGCGCGAGTTGCAGGACGCCATCAAGAGTAACAGCGGTATGGCGAAGGATCTCGGCCTTACCTTCGCCAGTGCGGCCGAAGACGCCATTATGAAATGGGAAAGTGTCGGCGCCGTGCTGAAAGGCTTGGGCAATGATGTGGCTCGCATCTTCCTGCGCAAAACCGTCACCGAGCCGTTTGGCGATGCCGTCACCGGCTTCATCAAGGGCGACGGCAAGTCGGGAAGTTCGCTCACGGACCGCGTCAAAGGCCTGTTCGGCTTCGCCAGCGGTGGCGCCTTCACCGTCGGCGGCGCGGGCGGTACCGATTCGCAACTGGTGGCGTTCAAGGCAACTCCCGGCGAGGAAGTCACGGTGCGCACGCCTGCACAACAGGGCGGCGGCGGCAGCAGCATCGTCATCCACCAGACCATCAATGTCGATTCGCGCAGCGATCAGGCCTCGATCATGCAGGCCATGGTCGCCGCCAAGAATGCGGCCATCGGGTCCATCCACGACAGCATGCGCCGCGGCGGGAGCTTCGCGTGACGACCCTGACCTGGCCCACGCTCACCCGCGCCGCGCCGCGCGTGCTCGACTGGTCGCTGGTGCCGAACACGCAGAGCTTCAGCTCGCCCCTGTCCGGCGCCGTGCAGACCGTCGAAATGCCCGGCGCGCGCTGGAAGGCCAGCTTCATGATGGAGAACCTGACCGAAGCCGACAGCGCGCTGCTGCAGGCCTTTCTGGTCAAGCTGCGCGGCCGGGCAGGGCGCTTCACTCTGCACAACTTCGCCCGCGCCACGCCGCGCGGCACGCAGGGCGGGTCGCCGCTGGTGAAGGGTGCATCGCAAACCGGCAACACGCTGCTGATAGACGGCTGCACTGTCGGCGCCACGCTGCTGGCCGGCGACTATTTCACGGTCAATGGCGAACTGAAAATGATCGTCGCCGATGCCACCGCCAACGGCACCAACGAAATGACGCTGACCTTCGAGCCGCCGCTGCGCAGCTCGCCCGCCGACAACGCGGCGCTCACGCTGGTCAGGCCGACGGCGGTGTTCATGCTCGCCAGTGACGAGCTGAAGTGGAGTACCCAGCCGGGCAAGTTCTCATCGTTCCCGATCGACTGCATCGAGGCGTGGTCCTGACATGACTCGCTCGCAGACCCCCGCCGCCGAAGCCGCTCAAGCCGCTGAGCATGTCGTGCTGGTCGTCTTCGTCGAAATGAATTTTTCGACCGGCTTCCTGCGTGCGAACAATTCCGGGGTGTCGCTCGACTGGAATGGTTACTCGTGGCTCGGTGTCGGCAAGCTCGGTAGCATCGACCCGATCAAGGAGGGCGTCGACCTGCAGGCGCGTGGCCTGGCCTTTCGAATCAAAGGCATTGATCCGGCAAATATCGCGCTGGCACTGTCTACGCAATATCAAGGCCGGAGCTGCAAGGTGTGGACTGCGGAACTGACGGGGGGGCATGCCGTCATCGCCGACCCTACGCTGATCTTCTGGGGCCGCCTTGACACCATGGACATCGAACTGGGGGCTACGGCACCGATCACCGTCAGTGCCGAATCGCGCCTGGCGGATTGGGACCGGCCGCGCGTGCGCCGCTACAACCACGAAGACCAGCAGATCGATTACCCCGGCGACCTCGGCTTCGAGTTTGTGCCACAGATGGTCGAAAAAGAACTGCGGTGGGGCTACTGATGGATTCGCGTCGCAACGACTGGCCAGAGCGCCTGATCGCCGTGATCGAGGCTGCCCGGCAGCAGCCTTACATACTGGGCACCCACGACTGCCTACACGTCGCCTGCGCCGCCGTCGAAGCCCTGACCGGCACCGACTTCTGGCCGCGCTTCAAGGGTTATAAAACCAAGCGCCAGGCGCTGGCCCGTATCGCCAAAATCGCCCCCAGCCTGGGCGAGGCCGTTACCGCCACGCTCGGTGTGTCGCCAGCGCCGACTCTTTCCGCCTGGCGCGGCGACATCGTGCTCTATCGCGACGAGCAGGGCGAAGACCATCTCGGTGTCTGCATGGGCCGCATGGTGGTGCTCACCGCACCCGAAGGCACGCTGTCGATGTCGCTCGATCATCCCGGCCTGCTGGCCAGCTGGAGGATTGGCTGATGCCTACCTCGGTCGCTATTGCCGTTGCGTCGAGCATGGCTGCAGAAACCATTGCGGCCGCCGTCATCACCGACGCCATGATCTCGTCGGCGGCGTGGATCACCTACGCCGGCATCGAATCCGCCATCGGATTCACCATCAGCGCCGGCCTGCGCATGGCCGTCTCCGGCGGCGCGGAAGCCACCCCCACCTCGCCTGCGTTCACCGCACAGGCCGAGCAGCGCACCCACGTCATCCGCTCGGCGATCGCCAACCGCCAGATCGTCTATGGCCGTGCCATGGTGTCCGGCCCGCTGGTGTTCGCCGCGTCGAGTCCCGACAACAGCACCCTGCATCTGGTGATCGCCATCGCCGGGCATGAAATCGATGCTGTCGAGGCGGTCTACTTCAACGACGAACTATCGACCGCCGACAAGTTCAGCGGGTATGCCACCGTCACCGCGCACCTGGGTGCTGCTGATCAGGTGGCCGACGCTGACCTGGTCGCCGCCGGCCTCGGCTGGACCAGCGCGCACCGCCTGCGTGGCGTGGCCTATCTCTACGTCAAGCTGACATACAGCGGCGATGTATTCCCGCGCGGCATCCCGAACATCAAGGCCGTGATCCGCGGCAAGAAGCTCTACGATCCGCGCACCGGCCTCACCGTCTGGTCGCAGAACCTCGCGCTGGCCGTGCGCGATTGCCTCTCCGGTAGTTATGGCCTGGCCAGTTCCGCCGCCGAGATCGACGATACCGCGCTCATCGCTGCCGCCAACATCTGCGACGAAGCCGTGGCGCTGGCCGCCGGCGGCACCGAGGCGCGTTACACCTGCAACGGCGTGCTCGATACCGGCAGCACGCCGCGCGCCAATATGGAGGCGCTGCTCTCGGGCTGCGGCGGCGCCATCACCTGGCCGGCGGGCAAATGGACGCTACACGTCGGCGCCTATGAATCGCCCACCGTCAGCCTCGACGAAGACGACCTAGCCGGCCCGGTGCAAGTGCGCGCCCGCGTGCCCCGGCAGGATCTCTATAACGCCATTAAGGGCACCTACGTCGACCCGGACAAATACTGGCAGCCGGGCGACTTCACGCCCGTCACCAACGCCGCCTACGCCACGCAGGACGGCGCCACGATCTTCCGCGACATCGCCCTGCCGGTCACCACCAGCCCCGCCACCGCGCAGCGCCTGGCCAAGATGATGGTCGAGAAATCGCGCCAGGGCATCACCGTGCAGGCGCCGATGAAACTCTCCGCCTTCAAGCTCGCCACCTGGGACAACGTCATGCTGTCGCTGTCGCAGATGGGCTGGAGCAGCAAGGTGTTCAAGGTCACCGGCTGGCAGTTCAACGAAGCCGGCAGCGTGAATCTCAACCTGCAGGAAGAAGCCGCCGCCTGCTACACCTGGAGCGCCGAAGAAACCACCGTCGACCCCGCCCCCGACACCAACCTGCCCGACCCCCTCACCGTCGCCGCGCCGGGCACGCCGGACGTGCTCGAAACCCTGTTCGAGACCACCGGCAGCGCCGGGGTCAGGGCGCGCGCCACGATGTCGTGGGCCGCGAGCACCGATGCCTTCCTGGTCGATTACCTGCCCGAATACCGCATCGCTGCCGGCGTGTGGGTGGTGCTGCCGCCGGTGGCCGGTACGTCGATCGACATCAACGACATCGCGCCCGGAAATTACGAATTCCGCCTGCGCCAGCGCAATGCGCTGGGCGTGCGTTCGGCCTACAGCGGCACCCGCGCCAAAGAGATTCTCGGGCTGACCGCCGTGCCGGCCAACGTCAGCGGCTTCGCGGTCATCAAGTCGGGCGGCTTCGCCCTGGCGAGCTGGGTGCTGACCACTGACCTCGATGTCCGCATCGGCGGCCGCATCGTGATCCGCCACGCGCCGGCCACCACGGGCGCGACGTGGGAGACCGGCATCATCGTCGAGGAATTCAATGGCGACGCGGTGAATGGCAGCGTGCCGCTGATGACCGGCACCTACATGGCCAAGGCGCTCGATTCGTCGGGCAACTACAGCACCACGGCCGCCACCTTCGTCGCCACCGAGGGCATGGTCACCGGCTGGACCACGGTGGCCACCAGTACGCAGCAGGCCGCCTTTGCCGGCAGCAAAACCAACACGGGCGTGCTCGATGGCGCGCTGCGGCTGGACTCGTTGTCGACCATCGGCAGCATGGTCACGCCGATCAGCGAATGGCCGAAGATCAGCGGGCTGGGCGGCATCAACAGCACCGGCAGCTATGCCTTCGACGCCGCCGTGGATCTGGGCACGGTCGCCACGCGCCGTTTCGAGGCCGACATCGCCGCCACCAGCTTCGATACAGGCGACCTGATCAGCTTCCGCGACCTGGTCTCGACCTGGTCGTCCGTCAGCGGCGCGGCGGTCGATGACTGCGACGCCACGCTGTATGCCGCCATCACCGACGACGACCCGGCCGGCAGCCCGACCTGGTCGGACTGGATGCCCTTCTTTGTCGCCGATTTCACCTGCCGCGCCGCCAAGTTCAAGTTGGACATGGTCAGCGGCAGCACCACTCACAACATCGCCGTCGACACCCTGCAAGTCGACATCAAGGAGCCAGCATGAGCACACAACACGACTACGTTCTATCCGATCAGGCGGGCGCTGCCTTTCTCGCCGACCTCAATGCCGCGCTGGCCGCCATCGCCAAACAGAACGAGGGCGCCACCGAGCCGCCAACGCCCTACGCCTACATGCCC